ATATCCAAGCTTCAATCTCAATTCACATTGAAAACAACGAAGAGGTGAAACAAAAAATGAAGTATCTTACTGATCAAATTACTTTGAAAAAGCCTAAATACAACATTAGAAATGAGATCACCTCTTCCACAAAAGAAGCCGACTGGATTAAAGACTTTATCAATCAGTACAATATTGAAGTGTTTTAAATTTCAATCAACCAAAAGATCGAATCCGCTACAGAGTTCTGAATCTCAACATAAATGTTGGTAGAATTCAACACTAAGTTTACCATCAATACCAAGTCTTGTTTCACTTACATTTGGCATATTATTATCCTTATATTAAAGAGAGTAAGTTGAACCAGAAGCTCTACTCTTCACAAAAATTAAACATCTTCCTACGTCAAGGTCTAACGCAGTTCCACCATTTGCACTGAGCAAGATTTTTGCAGAAAACTCATTGACAGAGCCCACGGGCATGATCAGGTCGGGTGTTTCAAACACAACAGTATTTGCAGGTAAATTATTATGCCCAGCGGTTGCTTGATTCCAAGCTGAACCAACAGTATAAGAAACTCCAGCAGTTGCGAGTTTAAGAGTATAGTTACCTTTCTGTGATGCAGCATTAGGAAACCTAAATTCAACACGCATACGAACTTTGTCTCCTGCAAAAGCAAGAGCCTGGGCGACCCATGTTACTGAACCATCTGTCACAGTCTGACCAGCTTGAGCAGGCCATGCTGGCTGCGTACTACCTGTATTTCCTGATGAAGCTACAGCAAAATAAATAAATCCATTAGCAACAGTTGGTACAACCGCATCACCAACTGATTTAGCAGCCGATGCAGCCCATGTAGTATTGCCGCCGGCGCTATATTTCAAGAACCGAACCAAACCAACACCAGAAACGCCAGAGGCGGCATTAACTCTTGACCAAGACCCTCTTACACCATCAGTACGAGCAACTACTGACCAAGTACCATTTGAAGCACCTTGATATTCATTAGAAGCTAACCAGCCTGAAGTTACTGAACCTCCATTAATACCACCAGTTCCATTACCAAAATAACCCGAGCTAGTCCCTCCACCTAAACCTGCACCTTTACTAGAAGGAGTAACAAGCAAGTTACGATAATCTTCATAATTACCAAAACCAGAACGTCTTACAAACCCTGCCCCAGACAATTTAGAATATGCAATAGGAAGAATAAGATTTACACCATAATCATTTGGATGTAAATTATCTGTAGTTGCATTTGAAGCAGGTTGACCATTACTAGGATCGGTGTAAGATGAGTAAGCATCAATCACAGTCAAATTAGGGTACAATCTTTCTGCAGCAGTCGTAAGCCACTCATAAACTGCGTGAAGCTCTGCACGCTTTGCGTAGGTATCAAAATACCCAGTAAGAGTTGCAGACACATTAGTTGCATGAATGACTTTACAATTCATCTTTGCCGCTTGACTATAAACCGTTTTTAGATTATTAATAATTATAGCAGAAGAAACTCCAGTTGCAATATCATTTGTATAACCACAAAAAATCATAATTACTTTAGGAGAATATGCTTTTGCAGTAGTAATCTGAGGAAGCCATTGTGTAGTTGTATAACCAGCTACACCAAGATCGGCTACAATATCAAATGGAGAACCAAGCCACCCATTTAAAGTAGTAAATAACCCTGAGGCATTGTGGGTACTCTGTGTTGCAGTTTGTGTCCACTCTTGCGCTGCAAAACTATCACCAACAATTACTGAAGTTAAAGATCCTCCAGTTTCACCAAAACCACTACCAGCCAAAGCTGATGCAGTATAATCATTTAAAAGACCTGAAGATCTATCTACACCGAGAGCAGTAGTCAAATCCCTTGTTTCAGTACTACCGTCATTTAACTCAACTGACAATGTACCATCAATACCAAACTTAATTTCACTTACAGACATAATTTACCTTTATTAACTTGCATTATCTGCATTATTTGAAGAATTATCCGTACCAGCAACATTGTCACTTGTACCATTACCAGAACCCTTAGACATCCCATCACCAGACCTAGATGTCATATCACTAAGTAAAGATTCAAAATCTGTTCCCTCAGGAAGTTCATCTGTACCTAATACATTTCTAATCTTATTAATAGTGTCAAGATCCTTAGTCAAGAATCCTACTGAAGCAATACGTTGAATTGCCTTAGAGAATGTTTCAGCATCTACACTATCAATGTTTTCATAGTCAATTACACAGGCTCTTGAAGCGTCCCAACCATTTAATTCGTAAGTCTGGCGAATCAGATCCTTATTGATGACATCCCTAATAGTGGAAATAAAAGATTCAGCAGCAGTACCTGTAAGACTATTTTTAATCTGACCAAGTGCAAAACTACCTGTACTACTTTGGCCCATGATTAGAATATCCGCGAATAACGAAGTAAGGATTAAATTTTTATAGTATTCTTTAATCTTTACTGTGTCAAAGCCCTTTTGACCAGAGACGCTTAAAAGCTCCATCTTGAACAAAGGCTGCTTTGTATCAGGATCGAATGCTTGTGGAAGAATCATAGCAGACTGCTGATTCATTTGAAGATTAGCCATAGACTGCTCATAGTATGTACGAATAGTCTTCTGTTCTGGTGTGGCATCTGATGCTAAGTACTGAGGTGGCAGGTACAGAACCGGAAATCCTTGCAAATCCTTAGTAACTCCAGTAGCTTCAATTTCTTCCAAAGCCATCAAGTATCTCCATGCTAGATAAGCATCACGCAAGGGACTCTTACCAAATGGATCACCTCTGTGACGACCAGTTCTAAAGAGAAGAACTTTAGAAATTGGAAAAGCAACTTCAGTCTTATTCTTGTAGCGGTTCATTGGATCTTGTAAAGCAGAAACATTCTGTTTAACACCAACTAAATCATTACCATCATCAGAATAAAGAAACTTGGCAATACTTTCCTGACAACGAATTGGAATCTTTTTCCAACCAATTTTACCATCATTATATTTACTACCATTAGAAGAAAATCGTCTACGGTAGACCTTTTCATGCACAGAAAAACCAAAAGTGGTCATACTTAAAGCTTCTTGAATAAATTCAGACCAAGAATGTTCCATGTCATTCATGCATTCTTCAATGAACTTGGTTTGATCTTTTTCTTCCTGTGTAGGGGATTCCGGTGGTCTTACAACCCAATTTGCTTTAGTTACAATATTATCATATAAAGTCAACGCAGCATTAATAGTAGAATGAACCGACATTTGTTTATATGTCTTTAAATTATAAGGAAAATTTAATTCCTTCTTTAATTCATCCGAAGTAACACCATTGAATATATTAAGACCAACATATCCCATCTCAGAAAGTTTAAAACGGTTAGGATCATCTAAACCTTTTTCTACTCTTGTTTCATCCATAATTATCCTTTAAAAATTAAAAGAAGGTAAATTTACAGGTAAAGGTGGAGCAGATAATCCTGTGTGACCTAGACTTGTGTTAAAATTGAAGGGATTTGTTGAAGACAACTCTGTTAGAATCATCTCAGGTATGATCAACTCTTTGTTCAAAAGCAAGAAAGCGTCTGAACAACAATCAGCTTGCATTATCTTAAACAAGAGGCGTTAACTCTTGCCCATTTTAGTATAAGGTTTGCCATTTTTGGCACCCTCTGATTTATTTTCAAACTCAGTTACGAACATACAGGCTTCTTTACAGTAACAGGTATTACCTTTTACCTTTAAATCTTTATCCAGATTATATTTCCCGCCTGTTTTTTGTTGTCCAGCAAGCCACTGCTTAAAGTTTACAAGGCTAGGTAAATCCTCTAGGAAATTGCTAAAGTTCAGCCATCTTTGTGATACTGTTGCTTTACCATAGTAACCTTTTAAGTCTTTTTCGCAATAACATCTTTTTAGCATATTTTGCCAAAGCTGTTTAGCCTGCTTGTAATAAGTCGTGGTCTTGTCGTAATCCCCATAATACCCCTTACCATACACAGTAGGGAAATATTGGTCTTTTACTTTACCAGCTAATATATTAGAAATACAAGCAGTTTTGGTGGTGCCGGTGTCTATAAACTGAATTAAACAAGCATCACCATTCCTTTGCAGAATTTTAAAAGGGCCTGTAGAGTTTGAATTATAAATCATAGAAATTCTCCTATATTAAAATGCTGCATGTCACCATGCAGATGAGACTATATCTTAAACCTAAGTTATTAGGTTTCTCACCGCTTCGGAGCACTTGCCCCTACGCCTTTCGGCTAGTCGTTACACGTTCTGGTATTACACCAGCTTCGCTCGGTATTGTCTACTTGATTCCAAGTAGGTGTCCACCGAATTCAATGAGTTTATAGACGACCCAATTTAATCGTCTTTTTTCTTAGGATCTCCATCGAATATCTCCAATTCATCAAAGAAAGGAGTATTCCAATCACCCTTTACTACATTAACAAATCCAGCCTGAGTTACACTCGAAAATGGAGCAAATCTAGTTACCTTGGACTTTACAGGCTTCGATAGTTTCACATTGAAACCATATTCAGAAAGCCTCCGTTGGAAGTCTCTAGCATATGCTCCTGCTGCTGCTGCAGGGTCAATAGGTATAGAAATAATAACCTCTTGTCCATCCCGAATTGCAGTCTCAAATACTAACTTCTCAACTTCGTGTACTCTGTCTCGCATAGAAACGACATTTTCAACTGTGTAAACACTGTTCTTATCCTTTGACATAAGGACACCACGAGTCCAGTCAGGATTTGGATATTGTTCGGAGGGTAGACTAAACGCAAAATCCCAGGCTCTAATCCTTTTTGTTGCTTTAGGATTAGGATGATCTACAAGAGTAATCCACTCTCTCTTCCATAGTCCTGCAGCCTCTTGTCTTGCATACCAAGACCCCAATAGAAGACGTTCCATCTCAACGCGAGGAAGTTTCTTTAACTTACTAACGTAAGTCGGATCAGCCTTCATCAAAGGTGGATTATCATAAATAGTCCCTGGAATGAATGTAAAGGATAGAATACCAGAGTCATCCCCAGTACCATATTTCTTCTCTAGTTCTTCTCTAGTATCTGCCCACTCAATAGAGCCACCCATCGCTTGACACATATATCGAGTAGGGTAAACATCTTTTCTAATTGGAATGCCACGCTCATCAAGTGCAAATTCAACCCAATGTCGAATGAAACTATCGTAGTCAGGATTACCTGTAGCTACAATCTGCTTCTTATAATCAACTGAGGTTGAACGCAAACGAGAAAACAAATAAGTTACATTGTCTTCACTTAATTGTTGAATCTCATCAAAACCAATGAAAGTAAGTTCCGCACCTTGGAAGTTATATTTATCAGAAGCATTGTCAAGGTAAGCAAATTTGAGAACAGCTCCAGAACTAAAAACAAGTTCTAACTCTCTCATTCTTACTCTTAGTTTAGGATCTACTAATTTGTATAAATTAACTGCAGAGTCAAATAAACCACCAGGGTTTGTGATCTGCTTTGTTGTTCGCCTAAATATCACACCACGAGTACGTGGATGATGACAAAACTTTAGGAACGACATAAGTAAGCAATGGCTCTTTCCACTGCCCGCTGCCAGAAAGTTATGTACTTCGCTAGAGTACTCCCAAGTTTCCTTGGGTGTCGGACTATATCTTATGCTATAAAGCATCCTACTGTTTCAGATTCGCTTGAACCTTACTGGTTTCCCATAGTCTCTACACACGCCCGGGGATATTAAAAATACCCCCTGCTTGGCTCGGTATTGCCCTCGATTTTACGTTAGGGTTTCACCGAATTAAATAGGTTTTGAATGGAGGCACAACTTTACCACCATAGAAAGTAATATCTGCATCACTATTCAAGAATTGCTCTTGTGCTTTTGACGCTGGTGCAAATACAGTATTAGAACTCATTCAACCTCCTTATGTTTATTCATCCTTATTAACCATCTTTAGAGAGAATACAGGAGCCTTTTCAGTATCTTGCACTTCTTCAGCCTTCTCTTCATCATATCTATAATCATAAAGATCAGTAATGAGAGTTTTATAAGTCTGAATAATTAAAGCTGAAGCTTTTAATTTACCAGCTTCTGAAGCTTTCTCATCACCCATAATCTGCATAATTGTTTTCATTGCTGGTGCTACAGAAGGTTTAAATTTTCTAGCTAATTCAAGTAAAGCTCTTTCTCTGAGTTCTCGATTAGTCTTATCCGAAGCTTCTCTAGCTGCAATCTTGTCTTTACTTGGTCTTCCATTAGGATTACCAGATTTCCCAGGTACAAAAGGCATTATTTTCTCCAAACACAAAAACCCCATGTAAAAATACATAGGGTAAATATTAAATATTATTGGTGCCTCAGGAGGGAGTCGAACCCTCAATCCTTTCGGCGCTACGTTCTTAGCGTAGTGTGTATACCATTCCACCACCGAGGCTTTAAATTGTTGGTCAGGGAGATAGGACTTGAACCTACAGGGAGATTTCTCTCCCCCGCTTCCAAAGCGGGAACGCTACCAGATTACGTGATTACACCCTGAATAAATTGGCACATCCCCAAGGATTCGAACCCTGATCGCATGAATTTGGAGTTCAGCATCTTTCCATTAGAAGAGAGACATACTTAAAATTGGTGGAGCCGGTGAGAATCGAACTCACCACAAGAAAGGTGCAAACCTCCTTCGCCGCCCTTGGCACATGCGACCCCATTTATTGGTGGATGACCTTGGTAACGATCCAAGCTGGCCGATAGACAACAGCTTTACAGGCTGTTCCCGCTCCTTACGGGTCTACTCATCCTAATTATGGCGGATAGCTAGGGAGTTGAACCCCAAAGGCCTTTTAAAGCTCGGCTGTTTTCAAGACAGTTTTCGTCACCAATCGATTTGGCTATCCATTAATTTTAATTTCCTGTTCTAAGATACCTGTTACGTCTTGAATCTGGACAATAATTATTTCGTCCATACTCAGCTTTAGCAATCGTACATTCAACACATCTACATCCAAGTGTATACTTAGAAAAAGTTCCACATTTTGCAACATTAGTTTGGCGTCTTGCACCAACATTACAAGACAAATGACTAAATCTAATGTTATTTAGATCAAAAAACAAACCGATCGGATCTTCACTATCTAACCAAGGGATTACATGCTCAATGGAAAAATTCTCTCTTGTCATAATCTCGTCACATTTACAGCATGTATCCTGATTTGTCTTTTGAATTAAATCCCACATGATATCTTTAATTAGTCTGTGAGATGCTGTACTAGGGTTCATACCTAGTTGTCTTTTCTTTTTGTCCATCGACTACCTCCTTGGTGTCTAATTTCTTAAGGGCGGATGAAGTAGGACTTGAACCTACACGCCATTTCTAACGAGAGTTTAGCAAACTCTTGCGGCTACCATTTCGCCATTCATCCTAAATTGATTAAAGAGTAGGGTGGGGAACTTACGCTAATAAGTCACTCGAATCAGAGCCATTCTCTTTAAAATTGGATACAGTAACTGGATTTTAACCAGCCTAGAACAAGTTTGCAATTTGCTGCCTAGTCACTCGGCCATACTGTACTACTGGTGCGGGTACTCGGATTCGAACCGAGAACTTCTGGGTGGAAGCCAGAGATGTTAGCCGTTAAACACCATACACGCATTATTCATATCACCAAACAATTTCTTGTTTAGTTACTTTTCTTAAAACTAAATTTACTAAAGCAATCAAAATCGCTTGTAGTTCTGGACCAATAATAAATCCTGTATTACCTTGAATTAATAAGGCAATAATCAAAATTGTATTAATCCAAAATGTTTTTGATAAGTACCACTTCTTACCTAAAGATTCATTAATTACAACTTCTGTAATAACTTTGTTTAGAGAATTACTTACTTCTTTATCTACTGTCATATCACTCCTTGATAGAAATCGAAATGTTTTTAGGTACTTCTATTTTCTTTTTAAGACCAAATAACATTAAAATCCAATAAAAGAAATTATACAGCATCAAAAGTAATTGTCAAGCTAACAGGAACCTCAAGATCACTTGAAACTAATGGAGTCGTAAACTCTTGAGATACGGTAACACCATTCTTAGTAACTTTCATGGTATATTTCTGACCCTGAGATACACCAGGGAAAATTGTTGAAGGTACTGATTGTTCAATAAATGAAACCCTAAATCCATTTTCATCAAAAAGTTCAAACAACCACAGAGTTTCTGCAGTTCCTACCGGAAACGATTGAATTTTAGTCTCTACTTTACCAAATACTGTTACATTAGACATATTTTAACTTTCTTAATTGGTGCTGGGTGGGTGAATCGAACACCCTTTGAATTTCTTCGATGGATTACAAAACCATTGCACTCCCACTATGCTAACCCAGCGTTACACTTGTATTGAAATTTTGGCTCCGTACTCTGGATTCGAACCAACGATCAGCGGGTCAAAGCCGCTTGAATTAGGCCAGACTATTCTACTCGCCAACAAGATCTTCGATCTTTTAAATAAAGAACCATTAAATGGTTGCCAGTGTTGGACTCTAACCAACGACCTATCGCTTATCAAGCGAGTGCTCTAACAACTGAGCTAACCGGCATTAATTCTGGTTGCGGGAGCCGGATTCGAACCGACGACATCAAGGTTATGAGCCTCGCACTCTACCAACTGAGTTATCCCGCATTAATTTAAAACTTTTAGGGGTGACTAGAGAGACTTGAACTCTCACATTCAGGGTCACAACCTGAAACTCTAACCAGTTGAGTTATAGTCACACCTAAAAATTCTGGAGTCGATACCGAGAATCGAACTCGGATTGGATGGATGAAAACCATCTGTTCTAACCATTAAACTACATCGACATGGTAGAGACTATAGGGATCGAACCTATGACCTACTCCGTGTAAAGGAGCCGCACTACCTCTGTGCTAAGTCTCTATCGTAGAAGCTTTCCACTTCAATGTCAAGTATCATCATCATTCTTGATTAGTGTTTGTTGTAGCCAAACAACATGCATTTTCTTTGGTGCCAAAAGAAGGATTCGAACCTCCGACGCATTCCTCTTCAGGGAACCTCTCTACCATCTGAGCTATTCAGGCAAGTTTGGCGGGTAATAGGAGAATTGAACTCCTGTAAATGGATCGACAATCCACCGTAATAACCTCTATACGAATTACCCTAAATTCTTAACTGTTCTGACGTTGACGCTTCAACTTAAGCTTTGCAGCAACATCATCTAAACGTTTACGTGCGTTTGACTTCTGATTCTTATCATGAGTCAACTTCTCAGCACGATCCGATTCAATATCCTTAAAGTACATAAAAACTCCTTTTGTTAACGAATGACTCATTGTACACTAAAATTAAACCCTGTCAAGTGGTTCTTGAACCTCATCTAGAAAAACAGGTTTAGTCTTTCCACTAGGATTTGTGATTGTT